GCACCTACAGTATCCAGCCGCGCTTCAGTTTGATCGCAGGCGGCGCAGAAGGTCACCATCGACAACACCTTCAGCGTTAATGTCAGTTTCATTTTCGAAAGCCTCCAATTCTGCGGCAAACCGAAGGGCTTCCCCTTCTGATGCCTGCACCTTTTCCTGAAGCACACGGTTTGCTTCATTCGCCACAGACGCGCGCCGTCGCAGTTCTGCCAATTCAGCCTGCGCTTCAGCCAGTTCGACCTGCAGCACATAGCCGTCACGCGCGGCTTCGATTCCCTGCGTCTTGTCATGGACATGCCAAGCCCACAGGGCAGCGCAAAGGATCATGGCAAGCCCAATTCGGCTGGTCAGAAAACGCCAACCGAACTTCAGCACAATCGCCATCATTCGCTGTCACCCCATTTTGTCTGGCTGCTGGCCCATTCCATTCCGTAAGCAGTAATCAGGTTCCCAATGACGAGCGGCAACGCGAGTGTCAGAATGGCCTGCGTTCCTTCCAGCGATGCACCCGCAGCTTCTTTTGCCGCGAACCAAACGAAAGCGGCGCACCAAAGTATGAACACCGCCCATGCCTGTTCACGCTTACCTGTCCGCCCCCCGATGACAAACCTTCCAAACAGCTTCAGCATTTCAAGCCTCGTTTGTCAGCTTGGCACCACTGGACGTGATGACGGGCAAAGTCTGCAGGCCGGTCACCGATGGCAATGCAGCACCTTCCGGCCAGTGATACTGCGCGTTGCGCGCGGTGGGACCATAGGGGTTAATTGAAACCATGTTGCCCTGATTTCCGCCAAGACCCATGATGTTGCCGCGCTTATCACGACCCGCGACAAACGTCATATGACCGCTGCCGGGTTTGCCGGGTCGTTCCATCGACATGATGGCCCCAAGGGCGGGACCATCAAGGCGGGTGCCATACCCATTCCAGCGCCAACCCAATGCGGCCGCACGGTTCTTGCTGACGATAGGCAGACCAGCAGCCTGCACCATCGCGTTCCCGAACCCCGCGCACCATGGCGTTTCATCATCCTTGAACGGTAGAGAAAGACGTTCCCACCACCCCAAAATTTCAGCGTTGTGATGCCGCCCTGCAATTTCGCGAAGCCCTAGGTGACTGTACGCCAAACGCAGCCAAACCGGCATAGGGTAGCGCGCGCCATCCGACGCGATATTTGCAGCGACTGGTCGAATTGCCTTACGCAGCGCCATGATGGTCACAGGTCCAACATAATCGCGCGCCCGCAAACCCCTGGACTGTTTGAAAGCGATAGTTGCAGCCGATGTTTTGGGTCCGTCAATGCCGTCGATGCGGCCATGGTAAAACCCGTAACGCTTCAGCAACTTTTGCCGTTCTTTGATGGTCATAGTCATGTCCATTCTCCATAGAAAAAGCCCGCCTAAAAAGACGGGCCGGTCAGGTTGAATTGATGTGGATCTGCGCTGGTGTTAAAGCAGGCGTAGCAATGGACGCAGAAGGAACTTCAGCGCAACCAACGGGAACAGGTATGGGAACCGCAGGCGGTAACCATTTGGCAGTTTTTCGACCAGCTTGCGCTGTATGTTGTCCGTCCAGCCGCTACCACGGCACCAGACCACAAGGTGTCCACCACCACTCGGCGAACGGCAGTGCCAGAACAGATACTTGAAGGTCACCAGCGCCCACCAGAAGCGCAGCAATGATTGCCGCTCCCATAGCCAGACCAGCGTCAGCGAATAGTCTTCACAGTCGCCGGAAACCGGACCTTCAGCAGCCAAGATGCGCCAACTATCCCCTTCATCGCTGGCATACCTGAAACGCTTATTCAGCGAATTTTGAATTTCACTCATTCGTATCAGCCTCCATTTGGGAAAGAATTGGCACCTCGAAGCACTCCTCTTCAGGGTCAATCGGATCATCTTTGGCGCTCATACCGGGGCAGCTGATATAGCTTGGGCGAACGCAAAGTTCCGCACCGGGCCGCAGCCGACGCGGTGTTGAAAATTTGAATGGAAGGTTGATGTAGGACGTGCCGACATCCTTAGCCGCGCCCGCGAATGTGATTACATCATGGACTTCATTGTCTCTAGGATTGCGGTAATAGTAGTCCACGGTGCCCGGCACTATCTGACAGGCCAAAGCCGCAACCTTCCGCCGGACGCGAATATTCATTTCGCACGGGACGCCATCAATGCAGTAACCGTCGATTGGCCCTGAACGGTCACTGATTTCGAAAATGTCTGTTGGGATAGTCAAGCGCCGTATCGCTTCAGTATTCTGCGCGATGGCGCGTGCATTATCCAGCATCAGCTGGCGGTCTTCTTCCCTCTGAAGCAGCGCTTTTTCAGGGTATTCGGACCACGCCATTATGCCTGACCATACATCAGTGGAATAGGCGACGATCCCTGCCGTCACGCCGCCCACGAATACACCGATAAACGATTTCCTGAATGCTGAAGGCATATCGCGCCGCCACTTTTGAAGTTCCGTCAGTTTCACTTCTTCAGTCATTCGGCTTTCAACCTTCCTTCAAACGATGTCCGAAGACCGCCTGATTTCGTGTAAGAATGCTTCACCATTTCAGTGATGAATTCGCGGCCATCCACGCCCGGACGCACGCCAAGATATGCCATCGGCTGACCCGCCATCAGCGCTGGACGTCCGACAATGGCACAGGATGTCTGCACCAGACCGCGCTTCATTTCGCGCGCGCAGGCTTCAGCTGCCAATCGCGCTTCAGCTTCCGAACCAAAGGGGTCGCGCATGACGTGTTCGCCATCTGCTTCAGGGTCACAATCGACGATGACGACCTGCCGTTTGGCGTTGCCACGGTCCTGATAAAACGCCTTGACCTTGGCAAACCGGTCAACATCACCTTCCGACACGCGGCAGCTGCCTTCTACAATCGAAGTCGGAATAATGACTGCAGCCGGAACTGACGTGCCATCAGCTGTTTTGCCCGCGCCGCGTTCAAGCCAGAGCAACGCACCATTCTTGATAGTGAAAAGCGCACCATGGCGATTGGCAACCCGTTCCAGAAAGTTCAGGTCCGATTCATCCTGCTGTCCAATCCATGGGTAAACGTGACCAGAAACCGCATCTGAAATCTTGGGGTCCAAGCCATATTCACCAGCGATTTCCGCAACGATGTCCCTGACTGAAGTGTCATCCCAATGGCGCGACTTTTGCGTTTTCATTTCAGACCTCAGGTCAGCTGAATGCCCGCTCACCGTGATGGTGTAAGGCAGACACTTGTGGTCAACACGGTCGATGACATAGGCGCCTGCAAAGGCACCACCTGCGCCAGACTGGATGGTGACACTGGCCACCGCGCCGCGCCGCGGACTGGCAAAATGCGGTGCGGCATCGCTGAAGGTCATTTCCAACGTGTCAGACCGGATGCCTTCGCGGTCAGTGATGGTCAAACTGACCAGGCGTTCAAAGAACAGCCCGGACACAGGGACACCATCAATGTCCACCTGAACCTTTGGATGCGTCATCAGTCCCACAATCTTACAGTTTGTTGACCTTGCCGACTGGCAGCAATGTCAGGCAGGACAATCGACAACCCGACCGGCAAACGGTGCGCAACCGCTGCGATGTCCGGGTTGGCATCCAGTACCTGTTCAACGGCCCCCGCCTGACGGCCATAGTGGCGCGCACAAATCAGGTCCAAGGCATCATTTGTGGATGTGACATGAACGGCCGGCATCAAATGACCCCCAACAGTGAAAGCAGTGAAAAGCCCGACCCAATACGCCGGACTTCGATGGAATATGCATTGCGCCCAGGTTCACCCGTGCGGTTGTGGAAAGCCCGGTCTTCATCGACCTTCTGAATGGCGTGACTGCCAAAAACCTTCCCGCCCAAAGACACTAGCATCAGCGGAATGCCGTTCTTTGCCGCCAACCGCACGCCTTCCAACGTACCAGCGCCACCCCATTCCAACGGGAACAGGACGCCGTTTATGGTGACGACTTCAGAGCGCGGGCCGGTCCACTGCAGGGCATTGAAGCGCCCTGCAGTTTCAATTTCAGCCCATGTGGTGTCCAGCTTGCGGCTGACATCGGTGTACCCAAAGCCATGCGAACGGAACATAAATGGCCCCAGGGCCATGGTTACTGGTCCAGACATCAAGTGCCCCCTTAATCAGAAAAGCTGGCATTGAACGTGGCAGCAATGCGGTCACCCAACCGGGTTTCGATAAGGTCAACCAACCCTTCAGGGTCCGACACACCGGATGGCGCGACGATGCTGATGGTGCCAATTTCGACACGGGCCGACATCGACCTGCCGGATGTGCCCCCACCAGCGGCTGCAGCAGCGGCTGAAGCCCCAACCATCGCAGAAGCGGTCAATGCAGCCATGCTGGCATAACGGACCCGCTGCGCGCTGCGCGACACGCCCGAAGCCTGACCAGCCCCGGAACCAAAATGCGACATGAACGCAGCCTGCGCCTGACCCACATTCAGGATGCCACCGGAAGCAGACGGCACGAACCATTCAGATTTTGGCGTGTGTTCGTTCACCCGATAAGGCAAACCGGCACGCACCGAACCACCAAACGCCCGCGCACCCGCTGGCCTTGCAGGTGATGCCACCCCGACACTTGCGCCCGGCATCGATCGCAGTTGCGCAGACAGTCGCGCAGCCTTTTCCAACGCACGATCTATTGACGCGGCATTGATTTCAGGCGTTGCTTCCGTGCCATCCAAGACCTGCAGTGCCGCAGTCAGCGTGGCTGAACGTGCTTCAGCATCGACCAGTTCAGCTTCGACGTCCTGCAGTTCCCGTTTGCGCAGCGCCATCGTCTGCTGATGCGGCATGGCCATCGACGCCGCCATTGGTCCCTGACCGATGTTGTCGATGCCACTCTGAATTTCAGCGATTTCAGCGCGCAGCGCAGCGGCGTTTTCCCGCAAAGCCTGAAGATGGTCAGCCGTAGGCAAGCCAGCGGATTGCGACGAAACAACGGTGCGCGCCGCAGCCTGCTGTTCAGGGTCCAAACGGCCAAATCCCGGCGCAGATGTGACAGGTGCCTGCAGGGGCGAGCGCGGAAGCGTTGCCGCTTCTTCCTGCCCCATCAGCCACTTCAGCCAATCCGGCGCTTCAGGCCATGTTATAAGACCGGCCATGTCGAAATCAGGGATGAAATCCCAAGACCAGTCAGGCAGATGGTCCACCCACTTGAAGGTGAACCAATGACCCCAATCAATGTCAGGCACAAAAGTTCGCCACGCCAGCCTTGGGACATAGGTCATCCAAGAGAAAGGCACCAAGAAATCCGACCAGGAAAACCCACTGACCCAATCCGGCCAATCGACAGCGGACATGAATTCAGACCAATCGACCTGCGGCAACCAGCCGTCCCACGAAAACGCACCCCAAACCCGCGACCAGTCAATGGATGGAAGGTATTTATCCCACCCCAATGGCTTAATCAGCAGATGCCATGCGAGTTCACCGGCCAGTGCAGCCCACCCAATGACAGGGATAAAGCGCAGCGCCCCACGTCCGATCCACGCCAGCGGCCTAATCAGTGAAGACCACCGCAGCCTTCCAGCCGTAGCACCCCAACGAATAGGCGGAATAAGCCCTGCCACCCACCGCAAAGGTGTCACCAGCGTTGACAGCGCGAAGCGCGGCAAACGCCGCAGACCAGCAAAGCGCCCCGCCAAACGGGCCAACCCACCACCAGCGAAGATCGCGCGCGCACCCAACCCCACCAGACCAAAGCGCAGAACCGCCATGGTGCCGATCAGGCCAGCTGCAGCGGTCAACAGAAACCCACCAGCGACGGCCATGCCGCCAAGGGCAACGCCCCCCATGACCAGTGTCTTGGTCAGCTTTGGATTTTGTTTTGTCCACGCCACTGACTTGTCGATGAAGACCTGTGACTTCGACAGCAGTTCATTCAAGGGCGGCAAGACCACTTCACCGATGCTGACACCCAAGCGGGTGGTCTGGTTGCGCAGCAACTGCATGTTGTTTGCAGTGGTGCGCGACCGTTCAGCATATTCCGCTTCAGCGCTGCCAAGATATTGGGTTTCGTCAGCCACCAATGCCAGCATTTCCGGCATCAGTTTCATGTTGTTCATCAACTTTGTCAGTTCGCGGGCTTCATCGCCAAACAGGTCCGACATCACCGATGCACGCAAATGGTCCGGCAGTTCATTCAGACGCTGTATGACATCCATTGTGGTGCCAACAGCGTCTTCCTGCATAGCGCGCGCCACGGCCACCGCATCCAGCCCAAGGCGCTGCATGGCCCCACTCTGCCGGTCGGTTGCACTCTCACCCCGAACGAGCGCGCGGCCCATATTCCGGAAAGACGTGGCTGCAGTGTCAGCGCCAGCCCCCGCTGCAATCATCGCCGCGCCGATTGCCAGCGTTTCCGTGTTGTCAAAACCAAAGTTTGACCCGTCAGCACCAGCCCGGTTCAAGAAATCCAGCGTCTGGTCAGCCCGTGCTGCAGAATTGTTCGACAGGTAGTTCATCGCATCGAACAGTGAACCAGTTTGGTCCAAATCCAACGCCATGGCTGTCTTGATGCTGGCCATCGCATCGCCAGACTGACCCGCCGAAATATCAAAGGCGACACCGATCTTTGCGGCCATTTCCGCAAATCGCGCCAGTTCCTGCTGTGCCACACCCGACTGACCACCGGCGGCAACGATTTCAGCCAAACCAGTCGCAGCAATCGGAATCCGCGTGGACATTTCCAAAATGTCTTCCGACATCGCCCGGAAAGCTGCAGGGCTTTCAAAGTCCACGACCTTGCGGACATCAGACATGGCACTTTCGAATTCAACCGCCTGCATGATTGGCGCAGACATGCCTGTCAGGATACGCCGCCCGGTCTGCATGGATGCATTGCCCACAAAACTAAGGTTTGCAGCGGTGGCCAAAGACCGCTGCATCCGCTCACGACCTTCAGCGATACGGTCCTGCATTTCCTTCAGGCGCTGCATCCGGTCAGCCTGACGTGCGAACTTGCCGTTGGCGGCATCCAGCGCACCCGCAAGACGGCGCTGTTCCCCCGCAAGGTCAGACGTGTCAACGCCAGCCGCCTGCATCTGCCCCTGCAGCCCGCGCAGTTCCGCCCGATTGCGCCGGTGCTTTTCTTCCAGGCGTCCAGCCGCTGTGCGCGCGCGCTCAAACTCACGACGCATCGCCGCTGTTGGGTTCTT